ACAGTGTAGAAGTAGTTCATCAACATCTTCTTCGATCGGGCTGGGTTAAAGAATACAAAACAGACCGCCATATCTTTGCGTGTGGGGATCTCGTAGCGACAGGCTGCGACATCTACAATACAGGTTTCAAGAGGTGGCGCAGTTTCAGGAGTCCGAACAACGTTGTAAGCAAATGAATGAATCTGTCCCATTATCCCATAGCGGCGTTTTCAATATTGGCTCTTTATTCAATAAACGAGTCTTAGTAGCCTTAAGACGATAAAAACGAATTTACCGGGTTGAGATGCATAGAACAGCATGTATTCACCGTATAATCCTTCTAATCGAACGTTTACCGAAGATGATATCCACCGCGTTCTTAGACGTCATGGTCTGCCTCATTACCGAATCTCGAATCGTAAGGTCTTCCAAACCGCAATGGTTCATACAACCTATGTTCGGCGTACCGACTATACAACCCCCGAAGGTGAACCTGCAGTCCTCGCACCCTGTCCACCCGGAGTTATGCCTCTTCAAGACGAAAGCTATGAATGCCTTGAATTTGAAGGCGATGCAGTACTCGGCGTCTGTATCGCAACGTATTTACGTAAGAAGTTCCCCGAGAAGAAGCAGGGATTCTTGACGGACGCCCGTAAGGAGCTCGTCAATAATGACCGAATCGGAGGACTTTCTAAAGAATTAGGATTGAATCGATTCTATGTGATCTCGCGACATAACGAGGATTCCGTTGCGATTGCAGGTCGTACAAATACGAAGAAACTTGGAGATATCTTTGAAGCCTTCATTGGTGCATTGTGGACCGATTGTGGAAACCGATTTAACATTGTATATCCGTTCGTCACGACAGTGATGGAAACATACCTTGACGTAGATGAGATCGTGAACTCTGCAACTAACTTCAAAGACCTCTTTCAGAAGTATTGTCAGCGCGAGTTCAAGTGTACACCGGACTATGAGATGACGACCAACGATCCGAAGAAGAATGAGATTGGAGTGACTGTGAGTGTCCAGGGAAAAGTCTACGGAAAAGGCTCAGGAACGACACGCAAAAAAGCCGAACAACTTGCAGCTAAAGAAGCGCTTACATCAGTCGGGGTAGCCGTTTCCGCCTAAACGTTCCACCCTTCATGGGCTGGGTCTTAAGTTCGTGTTTACGACATTGCACTTTACGCAGTGTTCGACCTCGACGTTGAAGAATAGACTTAGTACAAACCGCAATCGCACCCTGCTCCTTTGTGGAACCGGGGCGTATTCGAATGGTCTTTTTGACCTTCTTAACACACCGGCAGAACTTGTCTACCTGGCGTTCCCTCATTGTTCATTCACAGAAGAATATATCCTCGCAAAGAATAAACATAATGGGCGGTGGTCTTCTTCAGCTTGTTGCCTACGGTGCTCAGGATGCATATATTACTGGAAATCCACACATCACATTTTGGAAGGTGCTTTACAAGCGTCATACCAATTTTGCAATGGAGGCTATGCGAGTGAACTTCACAGGTTCACCTGCCTACGGACAGCGATCCGTTGTAGTTGTTAACCGAAATGCAGATCTAATGTTCAGGACCTATTTGGAAGTCACACTTCCAGATACACGTGCAGCCGCAACCGGTGCAGCTACCTTGAACGCGAACTACAACGTTCTCTGGACCGCCGGTGGTCGTCGCCGTCTTGGATACTTGTTGATTCAACAGGTCGAGATTGAGATTGGTGGACAAGTCATGGACCGTCATTATGGTGAGTGGTTGTACTTATGGGAGTCCCTTACATCTCCGTATGACCAATCAGTTCGTCTTGACCAGATGCTCGGAACCAACGTCCAAGGTACATATTCAACCCCTGCTGGATGCAACGGTCGCCCCGGAGTCTTGTACGTTCCCCTCCAGTTCTGGTTCTGCCGCAACCCAGGTCTTGCACTGCCGCTCATTGCCCTCCAATACCATGAAGTCCGATTGAACTTCATTTTTAGACAGGCAACGGACCTTGTGCAGAATACCTATGACGGTACCAACCTTTGGCCAGGTGGAATTACACAGGCAGCTCAGTTTCTCCCCAAGTTCAAGGATGCAGCCGTCTATGTCGACTACATCTATTTGGACACGGATGAACGACGACGATTCGCTCAGCAGACACATGAGTACCTGATTGACCAGCTCCAATACGGTCTACAACAGTCCATCACCTCTCAAACGGTGCGATTGGACTTGACTCTCAATCACCCGGTGAAGGAGTTGATCTGGGTTTACCAGGATGCTCGTAAGTTGGACTGCTCTCAGTTGTCGGCTCTTGGAACGAACAATACTCAGCCGTTCAGTTATGACGATATCGCCAACCGATGCCGACTCCAGCTCAACGGTCAAGACCGATTTGATGAGCGATATGGTGACTATTTCTGGAAGGTTCAGCCCTACCAACACCACTCGGGCGGCGCGTTCGAGGCCCACGCATTGACCCAGCTTCCATTGACTGGTACAACAGCCGGAACTGTATATGCTTCATTTACTGGTTACATTTCCACTGCCGGTGTTATCACTCTAATTGGAAACACGAAGTCTGGATCAATCCTTACAGGAAGTGGTATGGCCATCGTCTCTTCTATTATAACGTCGACTGGTGTTCCGGCGGCGGGTTTCCCGGTTGGAACAACAATCACTGCACTCACGAGTGGTACTGCAAACTTGAGTGGTGCAACCTATTCTACGAGCGTAACATCGGGTGTCACTGATTACAGCGCCACGTCGATCACATTCCTTGCAATCTACGATACAGTCTATACTATAACTGATCCGATCCAAGCCGGAGGATATGCCCAGTCCGGTTACCAGCAGACCAACTCATCAGGTCAACCTTTAACTGCCGGCGGATACTCTCAATCCATCAACCCAATCAACGTGTACTCGTTCTCATTGGCCCCTGAGGAACATCAACCATCTGGTTCTTGCAACTTCTCCCGAGTCGACACAACAACCTTGGTGTTCGATTCAATCACAGGTGCGGACGGTCAAGCGTTGGCTGCAGGTAGGTTCCCATCTAAGAACTACCCATACCTGTTCAGAATGTACGCAGTCAACTACAACATCTTCCGCGTTATGAGCGGTATGGGTGGACTCGCGTATAGTAATTAAATGCATCTCTTCATTTCAGGTCCAATTCGACCATCCTTGAATGACGTGCTCACATGCGTTCGAACTATCAAGTCTCAACTTCCTCCCTGTAAAGTATGGTTTTCCACTTGGTCAACACAAATCTCATTAGATGAGCTTCGTGCTGAAGTGGACGTTTTAATCGTCAACCCTGAACCTACCGTGATTCCTGCTACTACAACTATAGAAGGACGAGCCTATCCTCACTTAACCACCGGCAGGAATGCACGTATTTATAAGATGTTTTTAGGAATTGAGAACATTTTTGCAGTTGCACCCTGTTCTCCGGATGACATTGTCATTCGGTTTCGTTCAGATATGCTTGCGAAGTTTGCACCTGGATATTTGGATAAACTACTTGAAGGTGCAAAGTACGGGTATGTTGTTCGAAAACGTGCTGAAACATCTGTATGTGATTTCGATGACTGTTTTGCAATCAGCACGTATAAAAACATGAAAAATGTATGGTGTTTCAAAAGTTTAGGTGAATTCGAAGATCATATGAGTCATTCTCATAATGCTGAAGATATGGTGAAATCAAAGGTATTACAACATTCACTTCGTATACTCTATCTAGATGAGACCCAAATTGACATGTGTTTAGTGAGAGCAGGTGGTAAGAAATACTATGCTAACTAATGACTGAATATGTTCCGCGTCATGAGCGGTATGGGTGGACTCGCGTATAGTAATTAATGAAGCAGTTCAATCTAATAAAACTACAATCTCGTGGAATTTACTGGGGGCAAAAAGGAGAAGATGAACACATTCATAAACATTACTTCCCAACTCTGAGGAACGGAACATTCCTAGAGATGGGTGCGTTAGATGGAGTGATATACTCCAATACTAAGTTTTTTGAAGATACGATGAAATGGTCAGGTGTTCTCATAGAACCTATTCCAACCTATTTCGCAAAACTCAAAGTCAATCGTCCATACTGTACATTGGTTCAATGCGCAGTGTCGACAAAAGAAGGAATGGTTGAAATGTATGACCAGAATGCACTGAGTTCAGTGAAAGAGAATACTAGCGAAGAGTTCTTTAACGCATGGCATAAGGGATTAAATAGTCAATTGATTCAAGTCCCTTCAAGACGTTTGGATTCAATTCTTCATGCGGCCGGAGTAAAGCAGATTGACTTCTGGTCCTTAGACGTTGAAGGGTCGGAACTAGACGCACTGCAAACGATGGATTGGTCGATACCGGTCAAACTCATTTGTATTGAGAAACAGGAAGGTGATAAGAAAGAGCAATGTGAGTCAATCTTACTCCAAAATGGGTTCAGGAAATCTGAAGACTTTGAACATAATGAAATCTGGATAAGCTCTCATTTCCGCAGGTAAGGAACGATGAGAAGAGCGATGAGAAGTATCAATACAACTGTATCGAATACACCCACGATCTTCTTGTATTTCACAGGAAGCTCTTGAGTTCCAGGGGGAACACCTCCGTAGGGTTTAGCCCATCCGATCAGTCCACCCAGTAACGTAGGACCTAACTTATCGTTACAATCGTAGATATAGTCGTACCACGCCATCAAGACATATGCAGCCATTGCGAGAATGAACGCTAAGACTGCTTCATGTTCCCATGCCTTAGGATGCGGCATCCAAAACACAGCTAGAATGAAAAAGGCAAAGACAATGCACTTTTCATTCACGTAGAGAGGAGTCCCGAATAATCCAAGACCCATTTATACCTTCAAATCAAATTTTGTAATACGAGTATTGGCTACACATTCATCTAATCCAAGTGTCTGTTGCATCATGATTGGAGCAGGTTTACCGGAACCCGGACACTTTGCATGTTCATGACCTAGAATATGTCCCATCTCATGCGAAACTACATATTGACGGTACCCATCCAGTGTCTGACCACTCTTAGAGGATCCGTGCATCCATCGCATTGAATTTAAAAACATGTTACGACCACCGAGTTCTGCGCATGAAAGGTCTTTAGGAAGACCGCATGCACTCGTAATCGTCGCAGGTGAAGATAATCGAATCGTCACATCAGGCCGGTGTTTGACTAACTCAAACCGATACCCATGTGCTTCCCATCCTTCTGGATCGGATAAGTAAATCTGAAGTAACTCTGCAAACTCTTCATGCGAATACTTCACGTCCGGATCTACACGTGCAATGTACCGAATGGTCTTCATTGTGTTAGACTGGGAAACTCTGTTACATGATTTTGAGTTTCTCTTCAAAGAGATTCATCAAACGAGTCAGACTGTTGAATTTCACATTGAACGTATTTAAGACTGATAGAATGATGGCTTCATCACGTATAATCGCTTCAACCATGATTTGTTTGTCTTCATTCTCAGTTTTGAACACTACAATCCAACGAGGTTCGTTCATGGGTGTATTCTGAGTTCGTTCATAGGAAGTTTTGAAATAGGGAAAGACTGCAACTGTATCGGTAAGAGCATTTTCAAGATTGAGGGACATTTTACACTACACTGTACTTAGACTTTTTGTAGATGACCTGTTTTCGTTTTCCGAAAATGGATTTCAATCGTCTACCTTTTAGACAATGCACTCTACCATGGAATCCATTCTCTCCAAATCTCTTACGACTGAAGAAGTCGCTTCAATTCTCCAACTCATCTTCCCGTACGATCTCACACCTATGATTCTCTCTTCATTCCATACGAAGTCACGTGGACGTCAAGTCACACTTCAGTTCCTCTTTGACTTCCTCGAACTCGAAACACGGGGAGACTCTGAACGTTACACTGTCTTCGGTCGTCTAGTCGGTGAACTCGCCGGCAGACGTATCGGGGACTTTGACTCTCTTACCCTTCTTGCTCAGGAGGTAGTGGGACATTCATGAAAACGGATTTTTTCACTCTACGAAAACATCTAGAGCCCCCCAGACAACAATGCCTCTCTGCAACTTCATCCAAAAGACCAATCTTCGTCCCTGTACTGTCCACGTCCATGAAGGACACTGCGGTCGACATGCAGCTCTTGCCCTTACTCTTCCCCCTCTTGTCCCAAACACATGCGAGTTCCACCACCACAACTGGTGCGGACAGCCAATTCAGCCTGGAAAGCGTTTCTGCCCCCACCATTACCGAGTAGCCTTACGATCTAGCATTAACCTTGTTGAGCTTCTAGAATCCGTCCCACCTGGAGAAGCGGCTCTGTTCGAACACGTTCGTCAGTGGCGACAGCGGTTTGATCGAGGTACACTGACCTACGTAGACCTTAAAGCTCTGTTCGTGTCGCTCGTCGAACGAGAACATCCGCACATGCTCGAGAATGTCCACATGCCGCCCGACATCCTTCGTTTCTGGGCTGAGGAGATACGACCTCCAGGCATGCGACCCGAATGGTGGGAAGACCCACGTGTTCAAGAAGCATGGAATCAACACAATGCACAAGTCGCTCAGCCAAGAGCGCCTCCACCTCCTCCAGCCGAAACCAATCGACTACATCGACTTGCTCGGGACGCTCAGAACGTCCACACACCTGAGGTTGTGCGTCAATCTCGTGAAGGCGAAGAACTGCTTCTTGCCGTACCTACTGACGGAAAACACACATGCATTGAGATCACACATGCATTCTCAGCCCGGTTTAAAGGCGACTTCAGTCACTTCCTTGGGATTCTAACGGATATCAACACATGGTACACCCGAACTGAAGTCCGGGTGCGTGGTGACCGACTCTACGCTCGGCTGCTGGACGGACTGTGGGCGCTCATCAAACAGCAACCAAAGGATATCCGAACGGAGCTAGTCACCCGACTCTGGCAGGAAATCGGTGAAGCTAACGGAATGTGCGCGGAGGGACACATTTCCAGACTCGTCAACGTCATGGTCGGCTTCAATGACCACTTCAAGCCCCCCGTTTCTACCGGCGAACTCCTCCAGACACGTCTCGCTGCGATTTCAGTCTCCAACGTGAGCCTTGAGATGAAGCTCAAAGAAGCCCGTGCAGTACTTGAGGAGCTCCACATCCCTACAGCTGAACATGCAGTCTGGCTGGAAGCATTCTAGGATGCACTCTTTTTACTTGACCGATGGAATCCAGATTTCTGAAAACGAAATGTTTAAGATCACGAATAAGGTCGGAGCCCCCGGTCCTATCGTATACTCTTCACTTCTCTTTCTCTTCAAAATGTCCTCTTCCTCTTCCCTTTCTTCCAAAATTTTAAAACGAAATTCCTCTCCACCTTCAACTTACTCTTCAAAAATGTCCGATTGGCCTGTCTCCAAATTTGAGACCGACCGCCCAGAACTCTGTGTATTCCTTAAGAATGGTCCAATTACTGCATTAGAGAATGGAACACGTCAAATTATAATTCGTGCACCTGTAAAATCTGGAAAACGGCAGATGGCAGAGTACATGGCACGCCGTGATTGTGCAATAAAGCCCCGTCGTGTACATATATTTATATCAGCCTGGAATCGAGTTGCTGATAAAGAACAACATCATGAATTATCAGCCTATGGTCTAGAGACCTACATTGGACTCACTCAATCTAAAGTAAATGAATGCACTAATTCTATTGACGAACACGTTAAGGCTGGTATAGAGGTAATATGCCATCTTGATGAATGCGACCACGGTTCCGGTGATAAGCAGATTCTGAGCAGGATTTGGAAAAAGATCCGCGATAACGCCTCAGTCGTCACAGTTCTATACAGTGCTACTCCTCAGGAAGTACTGTTCTCTGGAGAAGTAGAAGATGACGAGCATGAAATGATTAATGATATGATGGAAGATGGACAAGTCTTCAATTACACACCTCCAGCAGCATTCCGCGGTCCAACTGCATTTCTAGATGCAGGACTCATTCATGAAGCAAAGCCATTCTTCATGCATGCAGCAAAAGGACTTGTTCTTAGTGAGCAGGGTAAATACATAATTAACTCGTTTCGTAATCAACTTAAGGTTAACCCTAATCGCAATGTGATTGTTCTACGCCTCTCCTATACAGTTGGAAAGGCTTCTAAGGCACAAAAAAAGGATTCTAAAGCTATTTATCAGTTCCTTCGTAACATTGATTCATTCTCTGAACTCGACGACTTCATTGTCTTCGTAGACAAGGGTGATTGTGACGTGAACTCTCCTCGCGTTCTAAAAGAGAAGATTGATTGGAGCAACAGAACTTGGTGGTCGTCAAAAACCACTCACAAACCGATTCTAGTAGTGTGTGACCAAACGTCCTCGCGTTCAACAGAGTGGGCATGTCACGATCGTGTATTCACGTATCATGATTTCAGAAATCAGCTAACGTTTACGGTGACTTCACAGGCACAAGAGCGAGTGAATCACTTCATTGGCGAGAAGTATTCCGAGTTTCAACCAATCCATGTATATGGTAGCGTGAAAACATGGAAACTCTCTGCAGGTTTGATAGGGTATAATGAGTTCTTGAACCATGAATGGTACATGCGTAAAGTCGATAAGCGCACTAGTTCAGAGCCACTGTACGTGATTAAGAAGACTAGTGATGACACTCTACATCCATCATATCCAAAACCTATAAGCTTCGACGATGCCTGCAGTGCACTGCAGGATCTTGGTTGCGCAAGTGACGTTTCTCTATCAGCTCGCGTTGCGGGGACTTTACGTGCGGTTCCAGATGTCAATGAGAAATTCATCCCGTGTACGAAGGATACATTCGAACGGTATCGTGCAGCTGGAGTCATGGGTAGTAAGACTTGTCCGAATCCATTCATACAGTCAGAGGAAAAAGGACTTGTTGATGGAAAATATACTGCTACGATTCGCGGTGTTTGTGGCGTCCTTTCTAAAGAGGATGCGCGGAAATCTGGTGCAATAAGCAAAACCAACCGTGAACGAAGAATAATATGTTATGATGGTGATGTACTTGGTGTCATGGTAAGACTTTATGCTGGCGAGAAGATGATGGATACGTTAAGTGCCTACAAGTCCATGTATGGATCTCGAACTGTATAAATTGGTTTGATATCTACAGTGTCCCCTTAATTTTTCCATTACCCTGCACCTGGCCCCGCCCATGAAATCCAGATTTCTGAAAACGAATTGTCCGGATTTACGGAAAGGTCCAGAGTACCCGTTCCCAGCAAGCACTCTTCTACAACTCTCTAACTCTCTTCAAAATGTCCTCTAACCTCCACTCCCTCCTCAAGAACCAAATCCGCGAAGCCATCGCACACTTATACGATGTTCAAAGCACCGCCGCTGCCAACCGATACGCTCACCCAGATGAGTTCAGCAAGGCGCTGCTCGACGTCCTCTTCCCGTCTGAATCCGAGGACAATACTTCCGTGACCGGAGTCGTCAAGGTACCTACCATTGATGATTCCAAGTCCGACTCCGAGTCCTCCGACTCATCCTCCAAGAAGGAGCGCAAGAAGCGTGCGCCCATGTCCGAGGAAGCCAAAGCCGCGATGAAGGCTAAGCGCGAAGCCACCGTCGCCGCAAAGAAGGCTGCCGACGCTCCTGCACCGGTCGTTGTACCTGCACCTGCTGCACCTGAGCCAGAAGAATCCAAAGACAAGAAGGATCGCAAGCCACGCGGTCCCATGTCCGACGAAGCCAAGGCTGCAATGAAGGCTAAGCGCGAAGCCACCTTAGCTGCAAAGAAGGCTGCACAAGCTTAAGCACCTTCTATACATGGATAACTGATTCCAATTCTCTTTTTCAATTTCAAAACTCATTCGCGTCCATCCTCGCAAGTCCCCGAGCCTCCAAGGAGTTTGCGCAAACGGACCTCAGTTCACTCCATTTTTCGTAGGTGATGAATCTAGATTTAAGGAGGGAATACGCAGAGGTCGCGCAGTTGTACTTCCGGCGATTCATGAGTTTTTGGGGGGTAGGTAAAAAGTGACGTTGGCGCCCTTTTTTCGCGCCTCACTATAATGAGTTGGA